TCACCCGGCCTGCGGTTGAGGATAACCTTTCAACCCGCCAAAGGGATCAGTTTCAGCTACCAGCCGGATCGTACCACCCGCCTCTTCATCGGTAAAAGGAGTATGCGCTATTTTCCTGATCAGCATCCGCTGGTACTCCCAATTGGCTTGTCCAGCCCATGCCTGATCAGGAGCTACTTTCCATGGGTAGTCTTCACTGGGCAGCGATGGGAATTTAAGACCTATATTCCATCTGCCTGCCACATCCGGGACAAAATGCCGGTTTACCTGTACCATTACGCCATCCACATAAAATTCTACCCTGTCCGCATACCAGTCAAACCTGAATTCATGGAACTTCCCGTCCCAGATATCTTTTCCAACGCTTGCAGGCATAGACAGATTATCCGCTCCGTAGCTACTGAGACCGTCGCTCTCCCCCACCTGGCCTTTCCAGTTGCTGCAACGCACAGTGTCTTTCCGGGGGCCGTAAGCCTCGTGTGGATCTACGCTTATTTGGGCCCAGCTTTCCAGTAATTGTGGCGCGGCCGGATTATTTAACTGCCAGATGCCGTCTTTCGTTGGTTCGGGATCCCCTTCCACCGCCGCACATTCGCCGGCCCAGGCAATGTAATAACCAGCAGAAAGCATGTCCTCAACAGAAGAAAAGAACGCGTTAGCATTAGTGCTGGGGAGCTCCATGTCGATCTCGCTTTTTGCTACCACATAGGCGCCACCACTATATTGGTCGCCCTCGCTATATAACCCTTGTGCCAGTAATTCCGCATAACGCGGGTCCCTGTCGTATGCCTTTACATAGTGAGAGATCCAGAATGAAGGAGCAACGCCTATTTCAGCAGGCAGCATGGCCTCTACTACATAACGGCCATAACCGTAATAATCTCTGGAAGATAGCGCCGCGCCCACTCTTGTGGTCCAGGGCAAAGGGGTGAAGGGGTCTTCCGGCAGATCATGGTATTTTGGGGCCCCATCTTCTGTAAATCCTTGTGAGCGGCCATCATAACGATCTCCATGCGCTTCAAGCACAAGCAGGTTATCCTGCACATAAATGTGTTTGGAAGATACGCCTCCATCAGCGCTGCTCCAGCCCTTTGACATGGAATTGAATACGGTCCGGATGGCATCCGGAGACTCGCCGTCTTCTTCACTCACGAAATCAAGCGTTATGGGATCCTCTACTTTCTCCATGGATAATATCTCGATCTCCACGGGAGTACTTTTGCCAGTACTGTCTTCGATATAAAACAGTTGGTTTCCGGTAGGCACATCCGCAGGCAGCGTATAAACAATCCGGCCATTCTCCAGCGTGATCATGTTCTCCAGCGGGATGCTGTATTTATCGTTAAAGCTATTGCTGTACTCCAATATGCCAACAGGATAAGGTGTATGCTGGTATTTTTGGGCAATACTGTTATCCATAGCAACGGAACTGAAGTAGATGTTGCTGAAGACGCCTCCGGCAGCACCAATATTTGCAACTGGCTGAAAATCGTCCGGAAGCGCAGTGGCCGCAGTAAATGCGCCTGTAAATGTATTAGCGCCATTCAGCCATAGCTGCGATCCGGTAGCATCACTGGGGCGGTAGATCAGTACCTGGTTCCATGCATCTGTGTTAATTGTATTGGTGCTGATGAGCTCCTGCTCAATAGCATCCTTATGATGGCGCCAATGCACCTTTTTCGTATCACAGTTAACATACACAGACACGCCATTGTTAAAGAACGGGAACTGTTGAATGTCCATCAGCGGCCACATACCTGTAGTTGGCAGATCTGCGGCAGCCACATAGAAATGTACGCCGATTGCGAACCGGGCGCTTAAATTAAGCAGGAATGTATTATTGAAACGACAGAATATACCGCCTGAGTTCACCTTTAAACCTGGCAGGCCTTCCTTTCTCGCCCACTCCCAGTCATTTGGCGTGTTCACTTCGTCGTTGCCCCCAGCCCAATCCTCAGTGGTGTATGCCAGGCTGTAATAACCGCCATCCCTGGAAGGCAGCATGGCATCCCTGAAATTGGCAGTGCTGGTGTAGGTCAATTGGGAACCTGGGTAGTATGCTTTAGGGAGGGTTTCGATCTCGAATATGCCCGGTGTAGTAAATGACATGGTGGCCTGTCCTCCTTCAGTGTCATTATTGTAAAGGGCGAACACATAGTCCGTTGCGTTATCCAGGTCATTTATCACCGGCGGGTTTAATATGGTGCCATCGGGATATACCAGCAGATCGTCCGCAATGGTCATATAGTTTGCATTGATCTCTTCGTTTCTATTCAGGATGCGCAGCGTCATCAGCTGTGGCAGGGATGGCTGCTTGCCAGTTTCCCAGTATATTTTTCCTAGTTTAATGTTCATTTTTAGATAATTTAACAAGACAACTAAACGAAGTAGTCAATTTCGAAGGCAGCCATTGCGCCAGGATTGCTGACAATACCTTTCGTCATGTATAATCTGAACCAGCGGTTACCTTCCTGGTCAAATTTCTCATACAGCTCTCCACCGCCTGTTATAAGCGGGCAGATCACCTGGGCGCCCGGCAGTGCGGCGGGGTACTGTGCGTTCAACTGATCGTCAGACAATGGCGACAGTACATCCGGTCTTACTATTTTCGCCCGGCTGGCCGTCATCGCCTGTACCTGCTGATAAAGGATAAGATATGACTCCTGGTCGGCCTTACTGTCTACCAGGCTGCGCAGCCCGGTCATACTGTCTATATCCAGTTTGTCTTCTGTCTTATGTACAAAGCTGTCAAGCCAGTCCCAGAATTGGTCCTGTGTGGGATACTTTCCCGTTTGAAACCAGTTTTTTAAATTATTGCGTTCACGTATTGCCATGTGGTTATAATTTCATTATCCAGAGAGTTACAAAGTAAGGAGGGCGGTTCTCATGCGCCGCACCGTCTCCTGTGTTCGTTGTGTCAAAGGTTGTCAGGAAACTAGGATCAGGCTCTACCCGCTTGTGCATGTAGAAATTGTCAGTGGAATACTTTGTCCCAGACCCTGTAATGCTTCCGCCTTGGCCTAGAGTAATACTCACTTGAAGCAGCGGATTTCCGCGCGCGGACACCTGTGTAGCGCCTGTATGCATGTGAGGCGGCAGTTGCCCAACAGAAAGGGATACAAATTCCTGTCCGCCAACAACACCCGTTTTATTATAATCTGCTTTGGATGCATCATATCCCACAGCAAACCTGCCACCGCGGTTCTGCGTGCCGTTGTTGCCGTTACAGATAGCCCAACCGGCCCTTTCATTTATACCCAGGCCGGTATTGTCAAAGTTTGCCTGCATGTAAGCGGCATCGCAATCCACCTCAATAACATCCCCTCTCTTCCATATCCTTGACAGTTGGGCATTCATCGCATCTATTATGCTTTTCATCCCGGTGAGTGTACCTATACGCTGCAGATTGCTGTAGGGGATACCACCGGCCGCAAAACGCGCGCTACGGGTAAAGTACACGGTACGGCTTACCTGGTCAGCGAAGATCCTGTCTTCCGTATTTTCTTCAATGATCCAGGTAGATTGTTTGGGGCCGCCTGTAAACGGCAGCAATTCACCGTTATAGCTGATCCAGCCGCCTGCCACCGTATCCCCTGTATCTTCCATACCGGCCACTATTACAGCGTCCCCTGCCAGCCTGGCCAATGCGGCCAGCGCATTCCGGTACGACTGCTGCATAAAGTCCAGCGTGTACTGGGTCATGGGAAATCCGCCCAGATTTGTTAATTGTTCTACTTTGTTCATACTTTTTGAATTTTATAGCGCTTCCCGGCCAGTTTATAGTTGTCGATCAATGCGGTCATCTCATTTTCATTATAGGTCAGATCTGACGGCGCCAACACAAAGAAGTCAACCGATCCGCCGCCTATTTCAGCATCCGTAAAAAGATGCACCGGCCTGTTCTCTGCTTCCGTATAAATGTATACCGGCTTAAGCTCCTGCTCCTGGTAGATATATTCGGACGTAAGCACGACTGCATCCTTGATACTGATCCTCCGCCCCGCTATATCATACCGGTCATTGAGCAGCTTCTCCAGGTACACCACCTGCGGCGTGATAGAAAGCCGGTAAAGATTAGCATCTCTATTGCGCCGGAACTGCTGGTACAGATAGTTGACCGGATTGGTTAAAGCCTGTAGCCAGGCTACGTGTTTTACTGTCCGCAGTCGTGGTGGTAACAGGAGCCTGACCAGTTTTGGAAGATCTACATCAAATGGTTTACTCATAGGATTACACTTTGTGGGAAATATTTGATCTGCAGATCGGCGTCATTATCCACGATCCTCAGGTAACCCGCGTCAGGGCTGTATTGTACGTCAATCTCCGTAAAAGGGAGGTCGCCGTATCTTGCCTGTGCGTGCCTGATGTGAGGGATCACTACGCCGTCTACCTGTTGTATGGCATCTACGAGATAGGCCAGTACCATGGTGCCGTTAAAGGGGAGGTTCCGCAGGTACTCCTTTATCCTCTTTCCAACAGGATCCGGATCTGTACCGTCCAGCCTGGCGCCGTTGCCATCCAGTACAAGTGGATTATAGTAAATGTCCATCTCAAGCCGGAGGGGGTCTGCTACCAGGCTATCTATGATCAGGGGGGTAACGCCAGCATCCTTGATACGGTTCATATACTCCGTAAAGGCCTGCAACTCCACATCAGACAGAGCGCCCAGGTCATCCTCATTGATCTTTGCCACTTTGATCCGGAGGCCTCTTTCCTGCTCTACTACCGCACTAAAAGCAATGATCTTCCTGGCGGCTATCTCATCTTCAGAGAGACGGGAGTTATCATAATAATCCTCCTCAGGTATCAGATCAGAGCCATGCTGAAAATCCCTTGCTTTATTGGCATACCAGCGCAAGCTATGCGGCGCTTTTTCATTGATGAGGGTATTTACCTCAGTCCTGTGAAGATCAAACAGGTTTTCAAGCACCCATACGGTTACGGCTACGATGTAGGTCCACATCCGCCATATGGCCGTTTTACTGGTGCTGTTCAGATCAGCCAGACCATCCGTTGCCGCCATTCTGTTAATAATATCATCCTGTATTTCGGTGATTGTTCTTGCCATAATAATATTTTTACGCTTGTTTTTAACTTACACGGAAATCTACCTGTATCGCCATGTAGCCCATCCCGGTTTTTACGACTGCTTCGTCTGCCAATGTGTAACCATTAGCAGGTATCACCTGTTCATCTTTCAACGTCTGGAACGTACGCCGGTCTGCAATCTCTACATCAGGCGCCCATAAGGCGCTGCCTGATACCAGATCGTCCGTAATACTGATCCCATTTGCCAGAGCGAAATCGAAGAGTGCGTTAATGCTGCCTGTACGCTGCATGGATAGGTCCATCAGGCATTGATGGGGTTTTACGTTAACTGTTTCCATAAGTTGCATCAATATTTAGCTGACCGGTATTTGTGATGTTGATCGTCTTTACCTGCATTCCGTCAGCCGTGAATTGCTTGCGGATCTCCCGCAACAAGGCTGAGGTATCATTATCTTGCAGGTAACCAAAAGCGTCGATACCAACGGCAGGGAATTCTTTGATGTTTCCCCTGTTATTTATCAGTAACAACTGCTGATGTTGCAGATCGCTATTGCCGGCGTTCAGGTCGCCTGCCCGTACATCGAGGTCCAGGTCTTGGGTTAACAATATGTCTTTCATAATAAATTACCTTTGAATGGGCCGGTTACCGGGCCGCCTGCGGTGCCGGGCGGCGCCATTAAACCGGTGATATAATTAATCTCCGCTGTTTTAACATAGGTATCCACCGCTTCCGCCAGTTTATTACAAAGGGTATCCAACGTCTGCTCCTCATCACCATTATCATCCTTCATATTTTTAAAAGCACTTTTAATGCTTTGCGCTAATGCGCTCTTGTTTAGGGCCATATGATCATTTTAAAAGTTTAGCTAACCGGTCTTTGATGTCCGTAAAGGCAGATTTGTTCATAGGGGCATAGATGGTAATGATCTCATCCAGGAGATCGTCCAGGCATTTTTTCAGGGAATCATCACCAGCGCTCAGCTCCAGGCCGTCCTTATCCAGTTCCAGGTATTTTTCGCCTACCGTGCATTTCAGCAGCTCCGGCTCCTCTATACTGATCACTATGAAATTATCGCTCTTATTGATCCTGGCTATCAGCACACTGCTGCCCTTGACCGGGAATATCAGCACACCCTTACCATCGTCATCGATCACGGAGCGTAAGCGCACATCATATATATGCACCCCGTCAAAAGTGACAACATCGATGGTCCCGTTCTCTATATCTGAGTTTTCCACCTCGGCAGGTATAATGGTGGCCTTTTCCCGGCTCAGGTTCCTGAGCGCTTCAATCAATTGTGCCTGTTGTTTGCTCATTTTACTTACTTATTTTGCGGCCTAGTTCGCAAAGCCTCCGTCCGCCGCCATTGCCAAAATTCACTTCAGTACTTTCTATCAGATAGGTGCCTTCCCGTTCCTTGTAGTTCGGATCTTTAAGCACAGCGCCATAACCGGGAAGGGCAAAGGGCGCCAGGAAGCCTGTTATTTTTCCTTCATAGCCATCATAGCGCAGGTCTTTTACGTTCTTTTCGGCCATTTTTTTCAGTTCCGCTTCCGTCAGATTGTGCTGTGCAAAAATGGTATTGACAACGCCATTGCTATCTCCGGCTTCCGCCTTCGTCGCGCGGTTTCTTGTATTAAAGGAGACCATCCTTACCAGCAATTTTATATCTTCTGCTTTCCTGAATTTCAACTCATCATCCTTTACCAGGTTCCAACCTATCTGGTATCCAACCTTCTCATTATTCTCCTCATTCAGATAGGCGAGTCCTGCATACAGCTCCTTTCCCGAAAAATAAACGGTGAGGTAAAGATTCTTCTTGAGCCAGTCCAGGGCTGCTTTTCCACTGATATCGCCTTCGCTGATCTGCTGTACATCCATATCCGGTATACTGCTACTCAGCGTAATGTCCGTTCCTGATACCAACTTAGCCAGCAGATCTTTTAGCTTTTCAGGCTTCTTTCCGGTTGACCAATGCACATTCTTCCTGCCTAACTGCCAGCTATATCCCTCGCATTCTATTACACAGGGGGTAGCCGCATTCACTCTTCTTACAAATCCGGTGAACTCAAGATGAAGCGCATCTTCCTGATCGTATCCCAACCAGATCTCCACCTTATTCCCTTCCTGGAAACGGGCAGGCGTTGGAACTGACTCCGGCACATTGGTGGTGCTGGTCTTTAAGCGGGAAGACGCAGGTAAAGTGATGAGGGCGGTGTCAACAAAGGAATGGATGCTCTTTTTTATTTTTACGGCCGTTACGGTCTCCATCTTATAGTCACCTATTATCATCTTGCATTTAAGTACAAACATTTATTTAATAATTAGTTCAAATGCACGGTCACTGACCAGATTCATTTCAAATGTCTTCACATTCTGTATACCGGCCATTTCCGGCCAGCTGATATCTGTAATGACCACGCTATTGTTGTCCGTTAAAAAAATATCCGTCAATGCGCTGCTGATCGTCAAATTGGTATTCTTACTATAGAGCTCATGGATGGCGGTTATCTCCGCTTCCGGATAGCTGTTATTTTCAATGATGATAATACCTTTGATATTGATCTTGTAATCTTCCTGTCCTATCAGCTCTTTTACTGTACCTATACGGCCTACCAGAACGCTTTCCACAATGGTCTTCTTGTTGGTGACCTTGATCACCGGATTAGGAAGGTTTACCTCTCCCAATTTTACAGGCATGAAATAGGGGCGTCCAAAAAGGCCTTTAGCGAAGTAATCAACTTTTTTAGATGATTGTTCGGGCTGATCGGCGATATCAAAGACCGGGGGGTGATACCCCCACGTGTCTTTGAATATTTTTTTTAAATCGTAACTGACTGGCATAATTAAATTGTTATTGCATTTGCACTGTTTAAAACCCGGAGAAGGGATTCTGTCACGATCTGTTCCATATCCGACACTCCTTCTTTGAAGGTGGTAGAGCTGATGTTGAGATTATCAAAAAGCTTTTGCAGGTTGATGACCACACTACGCGCTCCGCCACTGGTAATACCTTCTGCCTTATCCTTGGCGCCAGCTCCCGCGCTGTTTATTTGTGTATCTGCGGTAGGTCTGGGCCGCGGTTTCATTTTTGTAGTAGCCGGCGCTTTAGGGCTTGCAGCAGGTGCAGGTGTGTTTCCGGTAGCTGACAGACCATATCCGTAAGCGGAGACAGCCAATCCAGTATTCACAGGCGCCGCAGTGGGGGCCTTTACACTCCAACCGGTTTCCTTGGGCGCAGTGACGGCTGTAGCCGCCTGTGACGCATCCATTTCCTGACTATATCCCTCCATGAAGGACTTGCCTACCTGTTTCCCATTTTCAAAGGCATGTTCAGCCGCAGTGATTCCTACCAGGTCCTTTACAGCCTTTTTACCCGTTTCCCAGGCTTTGGACCAATCTCCCTGGAATACATACATAAGCGCCTCTCCAAGCCCGCTAATGCCATTTATCACGCCTTTTATACTGTCTATTATTAAATCCCATATCAGGGACCCAAAGGCTTTCAGTCCTTCCCAGGCGCCCATAACAACAGCCCTGAAACCTGCAAACGTATTCCAGGCATAGAACAGCACGGCTACAACTGCCCCAATGGCAATTGCTACCCATTGCAACGGACTAAAGGCCATTGCCAGGTTGAACAAAGTCTGTGCGGTCTTTGCAAAATTTATCCCCATCGTCAAAAGCTGGTAGCCCACATATGCGCCGCCTATCGCCGACACCAGTACTCCTATCTCTGTTCCGTACTCCGCGATCCAGCTTGCGCCTTCCTGAAGCAAGGTGACCATAGGGATCAGCGCATTGTTGACAAATGTTTCCATGGTGGGTAATAATGTGGTTCCGAGCTGACCTCCGGCTGCCTCCAGGCGCTCTGTGAACTGCTGCCATGATCCGGCGGCGGTTTCGCTTTGCGCCTGCATAACGCCAAAGAACTGCCCCCCGGGCCCTGTTGCAGTAGCAAGGGAGTTAGTAAACTGTGCTGCGGTGATCAATCCCGCTTCCAGATCCGCCTGCAGGTCTGTTATGGATTTACCCGATGTCCGGGCCATTTCTGCCAGGGGATCAAACCCGGCGCCCACCATTTCCTTCAGGGTATCGGAGGTCAGCTTTCCATCCGTCTGTATTTTGCCAAAGGCGGCAGTCATCGCATCCAGTTTCTCTTTGTCGCCCCGGCTAACATCCCCAAGCATAGTGAGTGTAGGCACTATATTAGCGGCGGCTGTTCCAGACATCAGTAATGCCTGGGCGCTTTCCTTCAATTCTGCCGGACTGAAGGGAGTACTAAAACCCAGTTCCTCCAGGCTTCCTATCAGCGCTTTTGCCCTGAGAACACTACCGGTAAGCTGCTGAAAAGTTGCTTCCGTTTGCTGCGTCTCCATGCCCATTTTAAGTAGGGCTGCTCCGCCTTTGATAATACTGGCTACGAACTTCTCTCCCTTGTCATCTTCTTTTTCTTCCTTTGGGGCTGGCTTTTTCGCCATTTGAGCAGACATTACAGCAGCAGCGCTCGAACTTGCCATAGCTATATGAGTGGTGCTTTCCCTGAGTTCGCGTATAGACGAACCCAGGGTTTGAGTGGTAGACACCACGCTTTTGTGGAGAATAGTCATATGACTATTGGCAAATTCGGCAGCCGCCCCCATCTGATAAAGCTCTTCACTTGTTGTTTCTGCCATTTTTTTTATTTCTTTTTTAGCACGATCCTACCTTGACAGTAATGGCAATCCTTTCAACTCCCGCTGCCGTATGTCGTGCAGTTGTGCATATTTTTCTGCCCATTGTGCATCACTAAGCAGCGAGGTGTCAACCTGGGGCAGATAATATTCGAACAGCGTTTGAATGTACCCTAGCGGGTTCTTATCAAATTCGCCGGACGCCTCGCTTAAAGCTTTTCCACTTCCACCTTCTTCGCTTCCAACAGCTTATCCAGCTGTGCACCCAGGCCGTACAAGTAAGACTTGTCGCTCAGTATTTCCTCATCTCCACCCAGCCAGGTTGATTTCAGGATAGTTTCATGATAAGCCAGCGGATCGCCTGTGATCAGGGTCATGGCATAACTTACCTCATCCCTGTTGGGTTTCCGGCAATAGCCGGTTTTACCGTCGGTGGCTGTTAGTTTAAATACATCTTTATACTTCTGCTTCCAGGCGTTGATGTGGTCTTGGGTAATGGCTACCGGTGTTTCTACTGTCATAATATATTAAGTGTATAGGTATTGTTTTTAAAATAAGGTGATCGTGCTATTTGATTATACGTTCTGCTGTAAGCCCATGAAAATTATCGGCATGGTGATCTCCATGAACTTAGCGCCTTGTTCCCAGCCTTTTTCAAATTCCTTGAACTGGAAGGCGCGGATAATATCTGTACGGGGAACGGAAAGGCCCTCTTTTATGTAGGTAACAACGATGTCTGCGGTGAGATCCAGCAGATCCCTGCCACCGGCTGCCCTTACGGCATCATTCAGTATATCGTATTCAAACTTCAGCAGCTTGATCTCTCCTTCATAAGTGCGTTTGCCGCGTTGGATACCAATAGGCTCGTCACCAGCGCCATGCAGATGCTCTTTTTCCTGCACCAGCTTATATTTAATACCACGGATGCCTACCAGTTCTTTACCCAGCACTACCACTCTCATGTTGGCCCAGGTACATTCTTTGTTGTCAAAAATCATAATAGTTTGTTTTTAGGGTGAATAACTGCCTTACTGCAGTGCAGGATTGGTGAAACCAAGCAATACCTCGATGGTCTTAGTGTAACCCACTGGTACAATAGCTGCTTTTACAGTAAGCTTGCCGGTGCTCAGCACATTCTGGTTGGCGTCAATGTATGCGCTGAAAGAGCTGATCTCATCCACCATTGCCAGGTTTACAGCAGACTCGATCTTGTTCTGCAGGTATTTGATAACAGGTACGCTGATCTTACCGCTTTCGTCAATGATGATCTCATCATTCAGCTCCTCCACATAGGTTTGGTAGCTGACCATGATCGCCTTGTCTATCACCCTGCCTAATGCCAGCTGGCTGTAGTCGTCCGTCACAGGTGCGCACATTGGGTCATCATTCAGGTAATAACCAGAGCGGCCAATAAACGTGCGCAGGAAAATATAGCCTTTATCATGCAGCAGATCGCCGGCTGTAAGGTCTTCCACTTTTGTCGCGTTCACATAGGCTACCAGTACTGGTAATGCGCCATCTTTAACGCGGCCAATATTCCGCTGTACAGGGATGAACGCTGCACGTCCAAGCACTAAACCTACAGAAGCACTGCCATCGTTAGTAGTGCTGCCAGTTACCACCCCAACATGATTGGCGGTGTAAGTGCGCAGATCTTTCAAGGTAGCCAGGTTGGCAATATCCAACTCACGGCCTTCAATTAATATACGTACCGGCTTGTACTCAGCGCCAAAGGTTAACGCCAATTGCTGCGCCATAGTAATGGCGTCCAGGCTATCCTTATCCAGACCCGCTGTCAGATCCGGCACATAGGCAGCTGCCGGGTTACGGGTAAGGCCTAATAACCTGATACGGCCCTGCGCTGCGTTCAGCAGTTTTGCTGCGCCATTGGCATTAGTCAGATCTGCCATTTGTGTAAGTGTTACGGTATCTGCTACAGTCATAATGTGCAGTTCCGCGCCTTCGCCCGCCAGGTCATAAAATTCCTTGATATGACGGTGAGCACTGGCATTGGTGCCCTCTGCCAGGATGCCCAGTCCCTGTGCTTCATTCAGGCTAAAGATCACTTTGGGGGTGCTCAACGGGAGATTGGCCGTTGCTACGCCGGTCAACACCAGGCCTGCTACTCCATCATTACTGGCGGCGCTTGCTCCCAGGTTACCGTTTCCTAATGTAATTGCTACTTTTGGTAATCCCATTTCTTAGTTTTTTGGTTCATTTATAATTGTTTTAAGATCGCTATTTACTGTTGCTGTAAGCCGCCTGGCTAAACAGATCGTAAATGTTCTGCTTCCTGGAATTGCCATCCAGCTCGCGCAAAAGGATGCTTTGCAGTTTTTGCAGTACCGCGTCCTGCAGATCTGGCGACACCTCTTTCAGCGCATCCACAAAGCAAACCAGCTTTGCTTCCAGGCTGGGCTCCTGCCGGCAGGTGCTTATGATGCTCAGCGTGTCAATGCCAATTTCCAGCGCCTGTAATAGTTTGTTTTTGAAAATGGTATCAGCATCCCCGGGGATGATGGCTTCCAAAATGTCCACCAGTGGGCTTTCCAACGCTGATTTAATAATTTTTGTCACCTGCAGCGCCTCATCAGCGTGCAGCTCAATGAATGAATCAAACTGCTGAAGCGCCTGTTTGATCTTTGATCCTGTTTTTCTACAAAATGCCATAGGTATATTTTTTATAAATCGCCAAACTCCTTACGTGCATCAAAACTGGGACACGCTTTTTTAACAAATGGAAAATCCCGGTGGCCCTGGATCCGCGCCTGCGGATATTGTTGCTTCAAACGCATCACCAATACTTTCATTGAATTCCGTTGGGCAGCCGTTCTGTTATCTAATGGCTTGTTATCAGCAACTACTCCGCCTATATAACTGACGTGTATGCTGTTTGCATTATGCCCTGCTACGCCGTTACAGATACGGTCTTCCGTAGCCAGTTGCCGCACATCGCCTGATGCCTCTATCAGGTAATGATAACCGGGATTTTTCCATTTGAGATATTCTTTCCAGTAGTGCTGGATGGCTTCAGGACGGGTATCCTGAGGGGTTGCCGTACAATGGATAACGATAAAATCTATTCTTCTCATTTTCTTACCTGGGGTTACTCCTGTTCAGCACGTCTTCCAGCCGCTCCATCACTTTCGTGTTGTTCTCTATCACGCCCAGCATTTTCTCCCGGTCGTCATCAAGGTATTGCGTTAAACGATCTTCCAGTTTTATCTGGCGTTTCCATAGGATCCATGCAATACCTATTAAAACTGTTACGGAAAATGCCTGGTCGCCAATCCGCTGTAAGACGGTCTGCTCAGGATCTGAATGTATAAGTGTATTTAATAGTAACATCTGGGGTTAACATTTTAACTATCCGGTCTTAATAATGTTTTCGACCAGCAGTTGCTTTCGTGTTTTACCTGCGTTGTCAGCAAGCGATTACAATACAAAGGAACAACATTAGGGCACGCTGAAAAAATCAGGAAATAATGCTTATTCTTTTATTGATCAATCATACTTCAATCAATGTTCAATCATTAAAAGTGGAATCGTAAAAGAGGCGTATTGCACCGACCTTTACATTCATCGAACGAAGAAATTTTGATCACTTTAAATAATAAAAATGGATAGTTTATTTTCAAATCTCTTCCTTGCATTGCAAGAACGTATTGGAACAAATGCACCTTTAATAAAGGGCGTATACCCGGAGCTTTCACAAACAGAAAATTACAATGGCGCACCATCTGTCTGGCCTTGTGTATTTATTGATTTTACTAATATCACCTACTCAAACATGAGCGGCCTAATACAGGAAGGATCCGGAGAGCTGCAATGCCGGTTGGCATTCCAGGTTACAGGGGCAGACGGCTCTACTTTCCTGGACACCGCCACCGCACTTGATCATTACGAAGCAGAGCTACAATTGCACCGGGCATTACAGGGATGGGCAAATGACATGATAGCGCCACTGAACCGTATAAAGATCACCACTGAAGACAGGGGCGATGCTTTCCGTGTACGGATGCTCACCACCCAGGACAGACATGATGCCTTCCGGGTACGGGTGCTCAGTTACAGCCTTAACTTCCAGGAGTACCCGGTCACGACGCCAACAAGCGTGATCGCGGCGCCCCTGCCTGAGGTGCTACCCTACTAATGGACGGATTGGTTGGGCACAAAAAAAACGCTGCAGTAATTGCAGCGTTTCATCTTTACTCTCACCATGCCCACCAGGGATATAGTATTTTTAACTGTTTCAGATCCGGTTGTTCCTGCTTCATGATCTGCTCTAATCTTTCACTATTACATTGCAGCCGGTAGATAATGTTACTGTTCTTGATCCAGAACTCTACGGATAATTCCTGGATAGCCATATCATAGCGTTTTCCCTGCAGCTTGATATGATAATAGTACCGGTGTAACAGACATTCATCTCTAAGCGCTATCATGTCTGCGGAACGTCCTTTCCTGGTTGTTTTCTTGACAGGGCTTTCAATATAATTGTTAAAAAGTGATTGTTGACCTCTCATATATTTCTGGCACTTTTAGTTGTTGGTAAAAAATGGCGGCCACCATTGCGGCGGTTTGCTATAGGGCAGGGTCTCACCGCCAGCTGTTCCATCCGGCTGCATGTAACCACAGGGTGCATGGATGCCCATGGCGCAATGAAGCCAGACAGCGGCTGCTTATCCAGCGTAAGCGGCTGGAAGTAAGTGTTTGCTGCGGGTTAACCCAATCAATAATTTTTAAAAGGTCTGTTGGTTGTGGGTAAATATGAGCAAAGGCAACATGCCTTTAACCCTTTCGGGGTTAAACAGTGTTTGTAGTCGTTTCAATCGCACAACGGTCTTCATAATGGTTATTTTTTCTGAACAGTTCAAAATTAAAGGGGCACTTACTATCCATTATGCGTAGTGAAATTGGTTTGTGGATAAGTTATCCACACTTTTCATCCCTACATACATTCTTTATAAGACGTACTGTTTTATCATAGAATTATACCGATTTCATAGCATTTGCCAGTCTAATTTTACTACCCGGATGACACACTTTTTTTCGCAGGGCACACACGCCAGTACCAAAAGGCGCTGGCAAACGGTCCTTGATAGGTGGGGCTTTATGTATTTACACTATACCAAATAAATTATAATTATGATCTCAAAGAATGAAACATTTGAAGGGAGTTTTCCTTTTACACCTCATTTTACTTCGGCGCCGGAATTCAACATGCATTACGTTGATGAGGGTCAGGGAGATGTTGTGCTTTGCCTTCATGGCGAACCTACCTGGGGATATTTGTTCCGGCATATTATCACGCAACTTTCAAGAGACTACCGGGTAGTTGTTCCCGATCATATGGGCTTCGGCAAAAGTGAAACGCCTCCGGGCAGAACCTATTGGCTGCAGGATCACATTGACAATCTTGAAAAGTTTGTAATTGACCTTGATCTTCGGGGCATCACTTTGGTAATGCATGATTTTGGAGGACCAGTAGGTATGGGATTGGCTGCCCGTCATCCGGAACGTATTCGCCGTATAATCAGTCTTAACGGCCCGGTTGCTTTCGGACAGCCTGAATTAGCGCAGACACTTGAGGCCAATACCAGGGAATCTCCATGGTTTCAATGGATCCTTGAGGCAGCGCATGCAGGCAAACTTGAGCAAATAATGCATGAGCTACATTATCATATTTTAAGTACGCTCAAATTAAATGGATTCGAACGAAGTGAGCTTATTACCGAGACATGGCTAGCTGCCTATCGTGCCGCCTTTCCAACATCCGGCGAAACATTGGGCGCCCTGGGGTGGGCAAAAGGATTTGCAACTGGCGCGCATACTTTTGAAATACCGTCATCTGAAGCCAAAGAAAAAATAAGTCAACTTCCGGCACTAACTATTTGGGGAGGGCGTGATAAAACGCTACATGGAAAATATTTTATCCCCCTTTTTAAATCAGTATTTCCTGCCGCCATTGTGCATGAACTGCCCGAAGCCGGGCATTATAGTCCGGAAGACGCTCCTGAAATAATTGGATTGCTGATTAATCAGTTTCTGGAATTAACTGGCCGGTAAACCATTGTTTACTGCAAACTGGGGTGCATCGATCATCAATGTATAAAGACCGCACATTCCTGGCGTCAATTTGGCTCTAAGTGCAGAAATTTGTATACTTAGAGCCAAATTGAGAGATGATGACTAAAATAATCTAAAAGGAACGATGGATAACTTATTGGGATGACTTAAACCACCAGTTATATGCTCACATTGAAGAATTTTGAATTACAGATAAATGACACGATCGTACATCGTGGAAGAGAATACTACGAAAATGCTGCCGTTGTTGATCTGGATGAAATAGAGGAGGCACTCTGGGTGATGACATGA